TATTATGAACAAGACATTGATTATATTATAGATAGAATGAATACAAAAGATATAAAATTTAATGATTTATTTTTATCAGTAGATGGCCAACACCCAACTATTGTAAAAATGTTTTTATCAAAAAAGATAAACTTTGAAACATTAATAATACTTGATGATATATTAAAGTTTACTAAAAGACTAAACAAAGATATAACAGAGAAGGTATTGTGGCCTAAACTGTTTGATAGAATGAAAAGATATAAACCTTTTTTGTCATACAATATTACAAAATATAAAATATCTTTGAGAGACAAACTGAAGGAGATATAATGAGTGAAGATGTAAAAGTACAAGTACATACATTAGGAGAAATAATCCTCAAGTTAGAAATGCCTAAAACATTTATTGACGAGATTAACAATGTATTTGATGAAAAAGAAAAAACAACCGTAGATTGGACTACTCAACTTGCAGGTAAAATTAAGAAAGAAAAATTAGTTAATAATTTATTAAATGATAGTATAAAAGGTACCTTTCAAATGTGTTTTCAAGAATACATGAAAAGAGCAGGTTTAGTATTACAACAAACACATCAACCAGTTTTAGACAATGCTTGGATAAATGATATGTTTGCAGGTGAATATAATCCTGCTCACTTTCATTCAAGTAAAAATAGTTTAGTAGGTCTTTCATCTGTATTATTTTTAAAAACACCTGATACATATGGTGAAGAAATAATCAATCCTAAAACTCCATCAAATGGACACCTAGAATTTATAGGTGGTCAACAACATTCACTAGCAATATCACAACTTAGGTTAAGTCCTAAAGTTGGCGATTTCTTTATATTTCCATATACACTAGTGCATACTGTTTATCCATTTAGTGGCACGGATCAAGTAAGAAGAACATTATCATATAATTGTGATATACTACCTAAAGTAATGGTAAAAACAAAATAAAGGAAACAACATGGGAAAAATGAGAGAGTTTAAATTTACAAATGAAAAAGATGAGCCAATAGAAGGTATCGAAACAGTTACCGATATGAGTTTTAAGAAAGCAGTAAAATCTGTTCAAAATAAAATCAAAGATAAATGGGTCATCATAGAATATCTTACTAAAAAGGGTAAAGAAATTAGAAGATTTGTTAAGTTACCAATTGGTAGAAAACGAAGATTAGGATAATGCCAATGTGCCAAAACTGTGGTCATGAACAACATGACGGTCCACTTTGGAAAGAGTTTACCGATGGCGATGGTTTACCGATAATGATAGAAGTTTGTAAAAATTTTATAGCAGAAAGGCTTGACAAGGGTCAAGAATTATGTTATAATAAAACATATGCAAAAGAAAAATAATTACTTTCTTTTTATAGTGCAAGGAAGAGGGCTTTACCAGAGGCTCGAACTTGACAGTTTAGGGGTTGTTCCCAGGTTTGTAACCTCACAAGTTATGAATCACACTCTCGACAGAGAGAAACTGGTTGTGGCGGTTTAGGACATGGAATCCGGTCCGTTGCTTGTGGGTAATTCCATAGTCCCACCTATTTCGCATATAAATAATAATGTCGAATAATACAGACACATACGAATACAATAAAACATACAAGGAGATACAAATATGAATACAAGTATTGCGGCCTTAAAAAGGTCAAAGTCTAATCTAGACACACTAATAGGCGAACTATCTAAAGTTGCCGAACCTCAAAAACAAAAAAACTCATATCAAGATGATAGATTCTGGAAACCAGAACTAGATAAATCTGGTAATGGTTATGCTGTATTGAGATTTTTACCAGCAGTTAAAGACGAAGATTTACCATGGGCAAGATTATGGTCTCATGCATTTCAAGGTCCTGGTGGTTGGTTTATTGAGAACAGTTTAACAACACTTAACAAAAAAGATCCAGTTAGTGAATCAAATAGTTTACTATGGAACTCTGGTGTTGAGGCAGACAAAGAGATTGCAAGAAAGAGAAAAAGAAAATTATCTTATATTGCAAATGTTCTAGTTGTTAGTGATTCAAAACATCCTGAGAATGAAGGTCAAATCAAACTATTTAAGTTTGGTAAGAAAATCTTTGATAAGATTACTGAAGCGATGAAACCTGAATTTGAAGATGAGAAACCTATCAACCCATTTGATTTCTGGGAAGGTGCAAACTTTAAACTGAAAATCAGAAAAGTTGATGGTTACTGGAATTACGATAAATCAGAATTTGATAGCTCATCACCTGTAAAAGACAATGATGAAGCTATAGAAGAATTGTGGAACAAACAGTATCCACTAAAACCATTTCTGGCGGCTGAAAACTTTAAATCTTATGATGAGCTAAAAGCAAAACTTGATAAAGTTTTAAGTGGCGTTAGAAATACTGGTACGGCTGAAGATGTTATGGACCCACCAACAGCACCAACAGTTACAGCACCAGTTGTAAATGAAACAGCAGATACTTCTACTTCGGTTGCTGATAGTGAAGATGACGGTGATGATACACTTGATTACTTTTCAAAATTAGCAGAAGAGGATTAATCTCTCCACCTGTTTCTTTATATTGGGGTTAGGATATTGTGTCCTAACCCCTTTTTAATATAAATAATACATTATATCATGCATAGTTTGAGATATCAAATCATATAAAGGAGACAATATATGGAAATTATTACTAAAATAAAGTCTTGGGCAGCCGCTCTAGCAGATGTAGGTGTTTCACTTATCGCTCTAGGCATTGTTCTTGAAGTTTTATTTAGTGGACAGAATGTGCCTTTTTGGCCAGACATATCTGTGATAGCAAATGTACAATCAATTATCGCTGGGTTTAGTGCTCAAGGTTTAGTTGGTTTAGTTGCTGTTTGGGTACTATACTCAATATACACTAAAAAGTAGATTATATTATTATATTAGACACTAGGGGTGTTTCGGCACCCCTTTTTTTAAGCGTATAAATAGGGTGTATGAACTTATTTTTTGAAATATTAGTTGAATTTGGTTTACCTGTAGCTTCAGCAGTTGTTATGGGTATCTTTATATACATGATTCTAAAGTATATTCTAGAATCTGTGGTCGGGCAAGTTAGTGGTATTCATGGTATTATTATGGCACTAGATAATAGAATTAAGACTATGAACAATGACATGATTAAATTAGACTTGTTAATATCTCACGCTTTAAAATTAAGACCAGACGAAGATAGAATCTCCAGAGCAGACGGAAAGACTGACGCTAGGAGAGATTAAATGTCAATAGTAGAAATTTTAAACCAATATGGTTTTGCCACTTTGGCTGCAATCGCCATGGGCTACTTCATATATTTCATATATAAGTTTACAACAGAAAATCTTAAAAAGAAATTAGGTGAAGCGAACATAGCATTAATTGGTCTACTTGATAGAATAAGAATGCTTGATAATGACCTTATCAGGTTAAGGTCAAAATTAAACACGGTATTGGAGATACAAGAAAATGAACGAAGGAATGACAAGTCAAAAGAATCAAAGAGAATATCTAAAACATCTAAAGAATAGTGGTGTCGCAGTAGGCACATTTTTTGTGGTTACTATTGCAATTGTAGGGTTGATAGATTACCTCCTATTATAAATATAAGTATGAAAACACTACAAAAGGTAGTGTTAGTATCGTTTTTTTATGTGTTACTGGTGGGTCCTAACACTCTTACAGCAAGCGAAATTGTACATCAATTTAGCAATCCGTCTTTTAGCGGAAATGGCTATTCTAGTCATGTTTTATCTATTGAGCAATTACAATACAATAGAGAAAAGAATGTTAAAGATGACGCAAAGTCAGCGGCAGCGGCTGCGGTTAGAGCAGAAAATAATACTACGATTGCTAAATTTATAAAGAATGTAGAAAGTAGAATTTATGCTAACTTATCAAAACAGTTAGTTGACAATATGTTTGGCGAGTCTTGTACAGGTACTTGTCCCACATCTG